GCTTGATTACCTTGAGTATTGAACTCTTCATTCTTAGTCTTTCTGTTGTTCAAATAAGCTAAACGAAAAGTAGATAAATCCACCACAATCCCCATCTTAGCCCAATTAGTGTTGGTATTGAGGATTGGATGTTCAATTACACGGAAAGTTCCACGAGATAGTTTAAATGTAGAGAATTGTAGTCCATAGTTAGTTTGCCCATCCATCAATTGATACGTACCGTTCAATCGACCAATAGCATTAAGAACTTTTACAGCAGTACCTCCTGCAAACAATACCCGCTCGTTAGCTCCTTTTGGATCAGTTGCTTGATTAAATACAGGATCAAGAGCAGTTTCCAATTGAGTAAAAGTAGTAGTTGCCCCCAGAGTAGTTACGTTTGCTACTCCTGCATAAATTGGAGGATAATATGTTGTATCAGTAACACTAGCAACATGTCCAGCCATAGTTCTGAAAGGTTGCCCATTACGAGTACCTTCAGATTTTTGACCAAAAAGAATTGCTTTCTCTATGTCCGCAGCATGAAAAGATGCACAATCTTGACGATTCTCTGCCATTGTAGTTTCACCTGCAATTACTTGCGTAGCAGCAGCTGAACCAGAGATTGCCCAAGTATTACGAAAAATCTGTGTAAGATTTGTAACACGAACAGGAATAATGTTCTGAGCATTCGGGCGCAAAGAACTTTCTTCAAATGCATTACCTACTTGATACAGATAATCATCATCATCAATATCAGTCGCAGCAACAGTACCTACTCCACGAGTTACAGATACCTGTGTAGAGTTTAAAACAGAGTTAATAATAATATTTTCCCCAGAAGAGTTAACTCGCATAATCATTCCAGGAAGCACATTTACAGTAGTGTCTACAACAATAGTAGTTGTAGCAGCTGAAGCAATTGCACCATCTACATGCATTTCAGGGAACAGCATGGTTTTAGTGAAAAAGCCATGTTCAGTAGCAACTGCTGTTTCTTCTGGTAACATGGAAGTTAGCCCAAAAAGTGGAGCAGACCCATTAGGCATTAGCCGTGTTATCATAGTAGCGAATGATGGTTTCGCTAAATCAGTAGTAAAATTACCTGTATTAAAGATACCCGTAGTCATTTTAATTCACCTCAATTATAAATAAGTAGATAATAAATCACTAAGCAAACTCAGCTTAATACATTAATACAGATTAAATGTAGCAGCCGCTGTACGTACAAGTGTAAACAACTTACCTGCTTGTGGCCCAACAGTAAGATTGTTGTTAGTGCCAACAGCTGTTATTCCTGTTCCTACAGCAATTATAACATCAAAAGCAGCTGCCTGATTGTTACCTACATAAAAAGAAAAAGCTTCCCCGATAGCCATATCAGCAAAACCTTCCTGAGCTACAATTAATGCAGCAGTAGGAAGAGTATAAGTTACATCAGAAGTAAGAGTTAATCCTTGATAAATAGCTCCGCCCCCTAACTGCGCAACAGTTAATGTTGCATCTGCTTCTGCATTAAAGTTAGTAGGAAGTATGCTGCCTAACAAACCTACACCTTCCATGTGAGGACTAGGCATCTTATCTGAATCAAAATGAAGTACACGATTAAAGCCCATAACAAATCTCCTAAATATGATTAATAATTTAATTAATTTACATGACCAAGAACTTTTCCCAGTCTTGTTCCTTTGGTGCATTTGGGTTGTTAGTTTGATTCGATTTAGGAGCGAATGTTTCTGCTAACGCTATCATATAATCTTCAGTCATCTTAGTTAATTCTGTTGTTGTTGCATCAGGATACTTAGTTGCTAATTGAGATTTAAGAGCTGATATGACTGGCGCTACAGCAGGATCTTTAAAGATAGAGTTTTTAGAATTGAGGGTGTCGGAAACTTGATTTTGCCTAACTAATTCTTGAACTTTAGCTTCTTGAGCTTTCATAGCAGAGTTTAATCTTTGCTCAAGCATCTTGTCAGAAGCAAGTGTAGCTTGCATAAATACTTGCTGTGCTACAGAATTTAGTGCCGTGGAGAATGCTTCTACTGCTCCTTCTCCTCCGTTAGCTATGGAAGATAAAGTTTCTGGAGATAAAACTTTTGAAAAGTTGGCTTTACTTACTAATTCTTGTAGCTTATCTGGATCAAGATTTTGATTTTGGGTAATAGGTTGTTTACCTTCTTCAACTTTTACAGGTTCCCACAAAGTTTTGAATTGGTCAAGAGGTAATTTATTTTTTTCCTCATTAGGTACAGTATTAGGAACTATACCATTATTAGCAGTACCTGGAGAACTCTGAGGAACTGTTGTAGGATTAGGTATATTGCCAGGAGTTCCTGGAGAAGGTTGAACTGAAGTTTGTTGTGGCTGTTGATTGGTTTGTGGTATTACTGATCCAAAAAGTTTTGCCATTAATCCACTCATTGTGCTGTCCTCTAAAGTTAAAAGTTAAAAGTTGCGATTTAAATGTGTATTACGTATAAATCAATAATCAATACTTAAATCAAAGGATCTATTACTTCTCCATTAGGCTCAGTAAGTAATTTTTCACTAGCCTCTGAGTTCTCTAATAGATATTGAATCATATCTAACTGACCTCTTTTATAAGATTCTTCCTGAAGAAATTTCATAGAATCATTAGGATTGTACTCTAATCCTATCTTTTCATGAGCTAGTACTGCTAATTGATTCTGTAATACGCACTTTTGTAAAAAAGTATATACACTTCCTTGCAAAGATTCTGAATCTGACAGATGATAAGAACTGAACATATTAATATTAAGTTGTGCCATTAGCGACTCCTAATTGTAATTGTGACGTTTGAGCTTGTACTTGTTGTGAGTTTCTTTCACTTTTTATTTGACTCTGTTGCGGATTATATCCAAACTCTTGTGGTTTAGGTTGTGAGGGAAGTTTTTCTGGATCGATACCATTTTCAATAGCTTTTTCTGAGAGAGCTTGCCAAGCAAATAAAGCTTGTTCATAAGCTAATTGTTCTGGAGACTTCTCAAACTCAGAAATCTTAGCTCCTTTAATCTTCATTAAATAAGAAAACATCGGTGCCATATTGTACCCAGCAGCTATTTGAGGAGAAGAACCTAATACTTGTAAAGCTACTATATACTCATCTGTACTCATTATTTTATCTGAAGGTAATAATCCATCAGAAATTTTAAATTCAAGTACAGCTTTACGAAGTTTTATAGGATCTATCTCTATAGCTTTCTGTATATCTCTATTATATATTTCATCTTGTCCTTGATACTGAAGAATATTGAGTTTAAGTATGTGCTTAAGTGGCATGAATACTTGATACTCATAAAGTAAAGATACAGTCTGCTCTCTACCTGAAGAGTTTTGAAGCACAGTATCTACTTCTTTTCTAGTTTTATTTCCTTTTACAAATTGTCCATGAGATACTGGATTTTGGCCCATTAATTGATTAGAGAATGCAACTAATTGTTGAATCTGTAGCATAGAATGTTGAGATTGATCTTCTCTATATGGAAACTGATATACAGATTCTGCCATGTTTTTTCCATAAGCAGCTGGACGACATGGGATTTTTGCAGAAGGATTATCACTATTTATATGTGCTTGAGATACACGAGAAGGATCATATAAAAGTCTATCTGTTATAGCTCTTCTGCGGGAATGAATAATAGAGTTCATATAAGAAGATGCTACTGCTTGAAATGGCTCTACATTAGTAGCTTGAGATTTAGTCTGATATTCCAGTCCATCTTCGTGAGGCTGTCCAATTAATATTGGAATCCAATTATGAGCATTAGTTTGTCTTTCACAATAAATAATGTGGGAATGATTTACAATAATCAATTTAAATACTTGAGGAGTAGCAGCTGAAGGAAGTGCCAATCCAAACTCTACTGGCATAACTCTACAATAAAGAACTGTAAGTTCATATGAGTCCTTATATTCTATTTGATTTGATCTATTATTCGCGGTTAACCCTGCCCAAGACATCCAATTAATATTAGTTCCCTGATAGGAATGATCCTTATTAACATCATCTCTTATTGAAGGAATGTAATAATGCTTAGAATCAGCAGTAGCTGCAATTGTAGTTCCAAGCCCAGACTCTAAAGCAGGCTTTATATTTTTAATTATTACGTCAGGAAGACTGTTTATAAAAGCTTTAAGTTGCACTCTGTGCATTCTTCTGGTATACCCTGCATACTCCCCATTTGTATAAACTTCAGTAGGAGCAACTCTATGATCTACGAAAGTATTGTATGGGTCTAATCTTTTAATTTTATTTCCTGCCCAAAGTATTTCTTTAGGAATTCCTTGATTTGTATTTATACTTAGATCTGTCTGTACTGAGAGTAATTTTTCCTCTTCCCAAGTCACTTCTAAAGGACTGAAGTTATACTTTAATCCATCTCGGAAGAATAAGATTAACTCTCTTACCCAAGCTCCTCGTGTCGCTTGATTATCTATAAGAGTTTCCATCTGTAATGCTTCATCAATAAATTGGGGAGAAGACACTACACCAAATAGAGGAGCCCCAGATAAAAATACAGAAGTTTGATGAGTCACAGAAGCCTCAATAGATGGCATAACTACAGGAACTGTTATATTTTGAAACTTAGACGCATTACCTAACTCATTAGCAAGTTTAGCTTGCTGTTGATCATAAGACTTATCTTTCTCTCTTTGATAACTCTTATCTATAGTTGTAAGTCTCGATCTTAATTCAGATCGAAAAGAATTTGTAGAATCTTGCAATACTCTGTAGTATTCTATAAAAGCTTCATGAGACTTAGCAGGTAATGGTATGATAGTAGCGTTTGCCATTTATATTTCCTTTACATTTAGACTACAAGATACTCAAAAAGGAGAGTTAAAGCCTAATACTTCTATTGAATCAAAAGTTTGAGATTCTATTATATTAGAAGCCACTACAAATTCTCCAAACTCTTCTATTACTCTTGGAGCATATGTAAGTAAATCTAATATTCCATCTGTATTATCTCTTTTCATTGGGGCAAAAGAAGTTATTTGTGAGTGAACTGCAAGTTTACAATCTTCATGTACAAATAACTCTCCTTTAGCGTAACCTTTAAACATCTCTATTATTCTTACATTTTTTGCTCTAGCTCCAGAATAAATAGGAACACATTCTATACCTACTAATTCTAATTGGTCACAAATAAATTTAAACCAATATAGAAGAGAGTATTGATAAGCATTAGACTCACAAACTATTAATCGGCAATTATAAGTGAGAGCAAATGTTAAAGCTGCCCTTATTGTGTCCCCTGGAGATAATCTTCCTTCTTCTAGTTTCATTAATACGGGGTATCCATTATGTACTTCAAAGTAACCTATAGAAACTGCATCAGAATTTACTTTATCATTTGCTGGATCTATTATTATAAAATTTCCCGCTGATATATCTCCTTCTGAGTAAGGATTTTTAGGTAATTTAGAGAGATCTATAAGATTATTCATAGAAGCATTTTCGTCATTTAATACTTCTGCATAGAAAATCTCAGGACTCCCCATAGCTAAATCACTTTCAAACTCTTCTAATAGTTGCTCTAATGGCTGTAACTCTTCCCATAAAGAAGTTCCATCTGCTTGTATTCCTCCGGTTATAAACTTTATCCATGTAGGATTAGTTTTAAGACTCCTGAGAATACTAAATTTAGTAGGATACATATTAGCTATAAATAAGAACATACATCCAGTAGGAGACTTAGCTTTCATTGCAGTTCCTACCATCCAATTTTTTAAATTAATAGATTGAGTTTCAGAATCTGCACACTCTCTAGTTTGTATGTCTTCAAATATCATTACATCTGGACGAACATTCTTTATATTTAATCCTCGTAAAGATCCTTCTGCTCCTATTGCTGCAAGTATTATATTCCTTCCCCTATACCCAAACTTTTTAACTGATTGAGTGTTCTTCTCCATTCCAAGATTCCAGTCTCCAAATACTCTTTTAATATTTGGCTCATTTAACATATCTGTTACATCTGCTAAAATATTTTCTGCGAGAGTTGCAGTAGCAGATATAATTAATATAAATTTCTTATTCGTGAAAAGAATACAATATAATATGAATATTTTAACTAGAGTTGTTTTTCCAAATCCACGAGGAAGTCCTAGAGCTAACCTTGGAAATGTTCTTGGTTTATTTACATAAGCAAGTAACCAAGACCAAACTGATTTGAATACTGGAGGAAATAAGAAGGCACAAATAGTGGGCATTATTAATGCTGCTAAGAAATCTAAATCTATTCTAGCTAAATCTGATATCTGCTCTGTGGAAGCCCCTACTTCTACTACTTCCACGTCTTTTATGTTTGATGTAGATGATACAGTCTCTAATTCAAAATCTTTTAATTTATTTAGAGTAGATGAATTTGTAGAAGAAGGAGAAGATACAGAAGAAACTTCTTTCTCATAATCTTCTCCTTCCACAGCCCCTAAAGACTCCAATAAAGTTTGATTAGATTTCATAATTGAATATCAAGACTCAACAATCACAACTTTATAAAGACTTTTTCTACACATTGTATTCAAGTTGTAAGGTCTCAATTCTCTTTCCTCCTTAGCTTTAAGTTTTAGTCCATCTAATACTTTTCTTGCCGCAACTATATTAAGTTCAACTTGACTTACTTGATCTTTTGTTACTTCTAAATCAGCAAGTTTAATGTAAGTAATTGGAAGCCCTCTCTTATTTGCTAGAAGAGGAAAGTTTCTTTGTATTGTCATTTTCTCTCTCCTCCTTTTTAGTTTCGAGAGTTTTAATAAGATTCCCAGAAGTCATAGTAAGCAATTCTTGTTCACCTGCTTTAATAACTTGATTATTTATATTAGTTGTAAATTTATTGTTTATATGAGCAGGAAGTAATATATTTACTATATTTTGTTGATTGACTATTTGTTCTGGCGCTGATTGACCTCTACGTTTTGCCCCATTAATAACTTGTATAGCTTTTAGTACAGTTTCTGGACGAAACATTAAAGGCATAGATTTTTTAAGTTTTAATAATAACTCATCTTCTATATCATCGTAAGCATTATCTCGTTTGGTGTGAGTTTGAAGTTTTTCATACCTTAGTTGAGCTACTTTATTTGCAAAATTTTCGTCAGATAGTAACTGAGAAATTCTTGAAGGGGATACGCCAAGCGCATTAGCCACTGATTCCGCTGATATGCCTTGACCAAGCAATGAAAGTACTCGCTCTTCAGTTGAAGAGAGCACTATATTATGTGTATTCGTTGCCTCCTTCATATTTTGCGCATCGGTCATATTGCGTCAATCCTCACCATACTCACCATACTCACCATACTCACCATACTAAGTCATTTTTGTGAAAATTTCTCAAAAATCTATCTACTATTATACAGTAGACTTAATAAAAGACATAGGGTAATCCTCTATTTTTCT